TGTTGTGGTGGCTAGTGTTCAATTATCATTTTTGAACTGGACTAGACCTGACGCGTGAAGTAGGAACATGTGGTCTACTTCGGCCCTTAGTTGGGCGTAATCCTGCCGCGTTAGTTGGCTTCGGAGTATCATCCGAGTGTTGTAAAATGGCCGCGCGACGATTACGTGGTCGTCGCGGTAACGGGCTAGTCGCACTTCTGTCATTCCTGGATCCAGGAGCATTCTCGGATACACTTCGAGAAACTCCTGCTTCATTCGTGCCAGCTGTGTCAGATCTCCAATTATCTGACGCACTTGTGCTTGGTCGTTGGTTGTGAGGGTTACGCTCTCTACGATCCCGTCGTCTGGTGTTGGTATTCGTAGTTGGTATGGCATTGTTGTTAGGTCGCAATTCTGTTTCATTTAAAACTGAATCCCTATTGCTTACTATAACGACATCATCACCAATTTGTGCGTTGATCTTGTCCTCAATGTCGTTATCCCATATGACGGGGAATTCAAAAAGGCTGTCCACATCCATTATCTCCTTGTCAAATGCAAGTACATCTGGAGTGGTTAAGCCTAATTGTTCAGCAACCGATTGAGCTAGCAATTGTCGGTCACGCACTTCCTGAGGCCATGCTTCATTAATACGTTTATACTCCTCCTCACGGGTTTCATTGTAAACATTACCACAGTTGGTAATAGCCATAACTCGTATGGCCCAAGAACCGAGGATAGGAGTAAGCTTATCAGTGACGTAATAACCAGCTGCTTTGTTATATGCAGCTTGGTCACGGGTTACCATCTGATTTGTACTAATGTGTAATTTTGGCAATGTCCTTGTCATGTCTTGGTGTGAACTAAGAGATGCAAGGATATCAGGGAAAATGCGGCCTAAGTAGTTGATTGACGCACCGGGATCAGTCACCTCAAGTTTGACTGAGAGTCCTAAATCAACCACAACAATTTTAAGCTGCTCATCAAAGCCAGGTATTCGTCGTGAAACACCATCGTCACCGGCGTATATACCTAATAGGGAAAAGGCTTGGGTTGGATTGTATCCAAGCTTGCGAAGAGCACAATAACACATATACATGTTGATTAATGTGTTGCCATCCGTTGTTGTAGGGCTGCCACTTCTTGTGCCATAAAAGGCTGAAAATCGTTTTCCTTCACGGGTTACTCCTGATTGTTTGAAGATTTTATCAAACAAGGAGTTTGTCAGGGCTGGGTCACTACTCCATCGTTGGTAGATCCGCTTGACAACATATCGCTGTAGCCATTCAGATATGGTACCATCGAACCGGGTGTAATCGGTTAGGACAGCGCCATTTTGACAAATATCACGCAGGAGTTTAGCAGACTGCAGTGGTGTTTTGCCAGGTCCGTATGACTTGAGATGTTTTAAACAATCTTCCTTGAAAGCATAAGTCCATGCCGATAGTGCGAGAGTAAATTCAGGCGCCATCGTTGTTATGTTCCTTGGATGATTGGCGGATGCGTAGGGTTCGTTTTTGATGAAAGTAGTTAGCCTGTTATCGGGATCTGTAGACTGGACATGTTCCGTGGCCTGAATCCTTGCCTTTTGCAAGGGTCTTTTCTGATGTTCCTTGACGATGTCTAAATCAACTGGCATGCCTTTACGCATTAAAGCATCAGGTACAACCAGTTTGGAGAATTCATCGGCATAGGATCCGTAAATACGTGATGGAACAACAGTATTACGAACATTAGTCAATCGACCAACAACACTAGCGCAAGAATTGTTGTTATTCTTTGCAGGTAGTATTGCTGATGCACTAGCTAATTGTGATGTTATCAGTTGGCCAGGGAAGCGGTTCTCATTCAAGGTATCTGGACCAAGTGCGGTATAAGCAGTTGCTTCACGCTTAACCGGGATGCCACTGGTAGCAATGGCATTAATTGGCAGATCGAGTACCTTACTTAACAAATGTGCAATGATAGGAGTTTGTAATTCGAATTCTTTGTATGGAGGTGCGGTACCAACCTCATAGCGTCTACGTAGTATCGATTGCACATCACCCTTGAAGAGCTCTTTTTCTTTGCGAATGGCTATTGATCGCAGGGCAGTATATTCCAAAGTGCTCAATTGGACACTTTCATAAGTTCCGTTTTCACACATTGATACCGTGCCTGCAACCAAGTCATGAATGATATTGACGCCATTATAAGTGTATGTTTTCCGTTTGAGTGTTTGACCAGGTGGCTTGTAGCAGAAGGGAGCCACTCGTCGTAGAGGAACAAGTGATACAAGCCTTCGCCCAGAGCCTGGACAATCAGGATTTTCTATTGTTTTTGAAACAACATGATAAACACAGTTAAAACCAAATGAATCAACGATAGAAATGGTGTCACTGTCGTAATCCCAGACCTCATGACTATATTTCCCACCACCAGATACATCATAATGTATCTTGTTATTCTGTATGTAGTAGGCATAGTCTTTACTACGATAACTAACAAAGTTAGGTTGCAAAGTGTACATTAGAATAGGTCTAAATTGACACATGTAATAATACAGATCACAGTAGTAATCAACATCAATCATCATTATTGCATGATCGGATGTTATCTCATCGGCCTGGTATTTCGGTTTAAAATCCTTTGCCCAATAATATGATCGGTTTCCATCAAGTCCCATTTCCTGATCCATACTAGCTGCTGACACTGCATAAGGCTTGTAGCCGGCATTCATAATAGCTTCACGGATTGTTCTTGAAGCACCCGTACGTTCAGCAGCTGAAATTCCATGCGTATGGTGTGGTGATGGTTTAAAGGATGTTAGTCTTTTAATGTCAAATAAGCTACGTAGGTCCCTGTCAGCCCCAAAATGCTCAACAGTAAATAGATCAATGAAGTAAGAACACTCATCAATACAGTCAAGACCATTATCCATAGCGAAACTAACAACCATGCAACAAGCAATTTCCATAATGACTTGACTAAACACGAGGAAACAGACAAAAAGATTGTAGAAAACGCAAAGAGACAAAATAATGGGTTGAAAGATAACACAGTAGCCACCCATAAAAGCAAACTGCCTGTCCCAATAACAACAAAGACGGAAACGATTATCACGACACCATGTCTGAAAATCTTTACCAGCACTTTTATTGCGAAATATGACACGATAGCGATGAGTAAAACTAGCAAGGCAACCGATAATATAAGCAATATTCGTAAATCTAACAAGAAATTCATGTTGGTATTTCATTTGTGGTGAGGTTATAATCTAATGGTCAATGTTTTGTGAATTTAACTCCG